TTGAACATCGCCTGATAGACGTCCAGTAACAAGGCACGTGAATACTTGTCTGTGATATGATCGAAACTCATCTCTGATTGGCTAGAGAGTTAAATCTTTAATACTCTTAGATGGAAATAGTCATCGCTGTAATATTAATTACTGGTTTTTTAACATTTCATGGTTATTTCATCTATGTCGCGATTATTGAAACATGCGAACGAGGCGTAAAGATTGATCACGTTGAACCGTTAAACTTTGCATAAAGGAGTTCGTAAAGATTTCCTGTGGGAACCTGATCATATTCAATATAAACTTTGCGCGAAGTCAATGACGACTTTCCATTATTTCTGGCGGCTTCATCGACCCAATATTCAAAATCACATGAAATAGTATATTTGTAAATAGGTTCACCTCCTTCAGTAGTTCCGGTCGAGTACTTAGACATCTTAATTACATTACCCCCAGTTGATGCCCATGTAGCATTTATCGTGAACCCAGTGTTTTCAAAATCGACATTATGATTGACTGCAACACCCATATATTCATTATGCGGAAAGTTTTTAGTTCCCGTCAAATGAGTATATTAGTTAGTTAACTTAGTTGCTGAAGGCGAGACCACCCATGCCCGACTGGATGCGGAGCACGTTGTAGTTCACAGCGAACATGTGCATGTTGGTGGTACGGCTGGTGTTGGCCTTCTGCACAACCTCGACCTGCGCGTTATCAATGCGCGAGAAGTTGCAGGTACCAGTGGGCTGGTGCTCCTCGGGCTTGAGCGCGAAAGAGTACGAGTAGATACCCGGGTACGGGTTCCCGCTGTGGTGGTAGAAGGGCTGCACCTGGTTGAAGTACTTCCCGGTCTGCTCCTTGAACCGGTCCTGACCGTTGAGGATCAGCTTGAAAGTCGACAGAGGACCGACGGAGGTGGTGGCACCCACGGCACCCTCCTCAACCCACGCGTTGGAGTCGACACCGTTCTGGAGAACCAGAGGGGCCCCGAGCACGTTGGGGGAGATGTAACAGTTGGAAAGGTTTGTGGACACGGGGATGGTGGCAACCTCGGTAAGACCAATGTTGGAAGTGGTATCCCACATGTCGTTGTCGCTGGCGCTGGTCCCGGAGTCGGAGAAGCACCAGACAAGCTCCTTGACGGGGTGGTTGTAGGACAGACGCACCTGCTTGGTCCCGGCGGCGGTCACGGTGTCCACACCGGTGTGCTGCACCTGCTCGATCAGGTACTCGTGGCCCTTCTGGGCGAACCGGCGGCGCTCCTCGGTATCGAGGTAGACGTAGTTACCCCACACCTTGAAGCCGGAGGTGGACAGGTAGTCCGCGAACACGGCGCTCAGGGTGATGTCGAGGCGGACCTCGTGGTACTGGAGAGCAATGAGGGGCAGGTAGAGACCCGGGTTCCTGTTGAAGAAGAAGATCAGGGGCAGGTACACCTTGCCGGTGTCAAGAGACGCGGAGGTCATCTTACCGTACTGCACGCGCTTCGCCTCATCGAGGTAAAGCTCGGAATACAGACGCCACCACTTCTGGTAGTGCTTATCGATGCGCTGACCACCAATGGTAAGCTCGATATCAGCGATGGCACGCTCGGCAAGCCACTCAGCGGTCGCCGTGCTGTCATTCGAGACGTAAGTGGTAACCGCCGAGATCATCTCGAGGTACATCTCACCGATGAGATCACCGTTGCGGGCAACCGTCACGGACAGACGGGCGTTGTTCGCCGCCGTACCGTTCACGACCTGCTCGATGTTCTCCATCGCGAAGTTGGTATGGCGCTTATACACCGCCTGAAAGAAAGTCACCTTAGGGCTTCCGGTCAAGTACACATCCTGGGCACCATAGGCCACCAATTGCATTAATCCTCCCGCCATAGTTTGCTTTAGTACTAGTAGGCAAGAAAATTTTTCAGCCGCCTGACACACGCGCCCTTTTAAGAAAGAAAAAATATGGGTAACCAAAAATGACCGACAGTGAGCGCGAAGATTCCGAGACCGAGGTGTCCGACACCGAGATGCCCGACTTCTCCCAATTTCTCGAGGACGAAGATGAGACCGAGGACGTTGACCTGGGGGCCATCCTAGTGAACGCCCTGGAGACCATCGATGGTGACACTGTCTGTAGTACCTTGGTAGGGATCCGTCAGCAACTCGAGATTCACAACAAGATCATGGTGAAAATTTTGAAGTCCCTTGGGGATTTAAAAAAATGAGTCCTAAGTTATATAGTTAAGATGACAGACACAAGGGAGACCGTTCTCCGAATGGTCAACCACGTCCAGGACAAAAAGATCGAAGATCTTGCGGCTCACATCACAGACATCAAACAAGGTTTAGATGACCTTAGAGGTGGTGATCTGAGAAGTCTTACAAAATACATTTTTAGTATCGAAGTCAATGACAATGGATTTCTGGATGACGTCGGTAACGACTTTCACAAAAAGGTTCTTGGTACCTACACTCAACATATGATTGGGATGAGTGCCGTAGAGTCGCGGTTTCACACAGACGCCAAGGACATGGCAGATGAAGCCAGTATGGACATCCGAATCATCAGGAACACGATTGACAAGGTCTACAAGTATGTATGCCAGTTGCATGCACTTCAAGAAACACTGATGCAGCCCATGCTTGCTGACGGAGAGACGAGCAGGACCATAGAGAATTCAGAGGATCTAAATCCTTATCAGGTGATCATCCTGAATCTCCTGGATGAACTGGAACGCCAGAAACTTCGCAAGTCCAAGGACATGATCTGTGAAGAGGTCATCACGGAAAAGGGATATCGGACTATGGCATGGAAACCGATCTGCACGATCAAGGAAAAGATTCACCACCTGAGTGAAAAGAACTCTTCGCCTGAGCGCTGGAAACTCATCACCAAGAAAGCCACGATGCCCAAGGATGTTGCGATTCACCTGGAGGAATGCAATGATGTACAGTTGCCTGAATTGAAGAAGAACCGACACGCCTGGTCGTTTCGAAATGGTGTGTTCGTTGGTGATCTCGAAGGTAACAAGTTTTACTATTACGGCACGAATGAGTTTTCTAAACTTGACAGACATATGGTGACCTCAAAGTACTTTGATCAAGACTTTGATGATCATACTAACGCTGAAAGTTGGAAAGAGATCCCGACACCCTTTTTGGATTCGATCATGGACTATCAGGGGTGGAACGATGATGTGAAGCGATGGATGTACATCATGCTTGGTCGCCTGACCTTTACTCTGAACGAAGCAGATAGTTGGCAGGTCATCCCGTTTTGCAAGGGCATCGCCCAAAGTGGCAAGTCGACTTTGCTGAACTACGTCACCAAATTGTTCTATGAGGCTTCTGATATATCTGTGATGGCCAACAACATTGAGGAGAAGTTTGGTCTTTCTTCCATCTACCAGGCTAACCTCTTCATTGGCCCAGAGATCAAGCACGATTTCCGCATCGACCAGGCCGAGTTCCAGAGTTTGGTTTCGGGCGAAGAGATTCAGATCGCCAGAAAGAACAAGAACGCCGTGACCATTCAATGGGATGTCCCTGGAATTTTGGCAGGTAATGAAACCCCTGGGTTTTCCGACAACAGTGGCTCCATCCTTCGTCGTCTGTTGCTCTTCAAGTTTGGGCGTCAGGTGTCCGACGGAGATGCCAGGCTTGGTGAGAAGTTGGCTAGTGAAATTGGTTCGATCTTGCAGAAGTGCATATGGGCTTACACAGAGGCTGTTCGTGAATATGGTGACAAACTTATATGGAAAGTAGTACCCAAACAGTTTTTGGACTGGCGTGAGGAGATCGAGGGTCAGTTGCACTCGCTGGTTGGCTTCATGAAGACCACTCAGTTGAAGTACGGTGAGGACAAGCAGATGCCCCTGCACTGGTTCAGGCACAAGTATCGCGAGTACTGTTCAAGCATGGGTACGCGGCCGCGTCAGTGGAAGACGGAACTCTACGAAGGTCCATTCAGTCAATGGAAACTTCGGATCGGGATTGGCACTATGGAATGGATGGGAACGGTCAAGAAAGACCAGGAGATCGTTTATGGTGTCACCATGGCCCAAGATGATGAATAAGAAAAAACATTGACCTTTAGTAAGAACGGCTTATGTCGTATATCAACGTTACTCCGCGGACTCCGGGATCCAATCTCGGTCTGCCGAGTAATCGCATTTTGCTCACCAATCCAGAGACGGGCAACGTTGTCCAGAGGGTTGAGGCACCCCGCGACGAAAAGTGGGTTTTCAATACGAAGACCAAGCGCTTCAACTTGATTCCCAAGAACAAGAATGCACCAAAGAAACCCGTCAGAAGAAATGTGCGCATTGAGAATGCCGGTTTAATGAACATTAATTTGAGGGCACTGGAAAGAGTATTCCCTGAGCCCAAGAATACCGACGTCAAGTTCTCGCCCCTGCGTCCTTCTTTATTTGGTCTCAAGGTGAAGTTTCAGAAGGACTTAGGAATGGAACAATTTTCAAATATCGCCTATGACTTTGCGAAGAAGCCATTTCCCAAAGGCGTGACCCGAGTTGTGATTCGAGGCGACCGCTTCCGCCCATTGGTGGACATCAAGACAAAGGAGCAACAGAACCGCCTCAATAAGAACCTCTTCAAAATCGTTCGGCGCATTGATGTCAACCTTGGCGACTACAATATCCAGATCTTCCGGACTGGAATGCTCATGAATGGTGGCTACGAAAAGAACCCGATCGAAGTTCCACTAAACTACATTGACGGAAGGAAGATATTTGGAAAGGCTCTAGACACAATGGAAGACTTTATGAAGAAGTTTGTCCCCACCGAGAAAAGAGTGACCGAAGATTTCTCCATCACCAACTTCAATGCCGATTTCTTCGTCAATCAGATCATAGTGGATCCCTTCGTTGCCACCGCCAACGGAAATGAGATCTACAAGTCACTCAAGAAGGCGGTTAAGAACGCAAGAAATATTCCCAATAAAGTGATCGAGTTCATTCCAGATTTCGAATATGAGTTTGGGAATAAGAATAGCAACTTTATGCAAGAACTAAGAGAACTGGGAGGAAAAGTTCCCAAGTTTCCGGACAACATCTATCTTAAGTTTCCAGGGCAAAAGGAAAAAGACAAGAAACGCGGAGGTTCCTATGTGTCGTGGAAGAAGGGCTACATCCGCATTCAGGGTGCCGATAGTCTCAATAAGGTCCTTCTCATGGTTCGCACCATCCAGATTTGGTACGATCAGATGAAGAGAAATAATCCAGACGTTCTGGCCACCACCAACATTGCCGGCGCCAAGGTCAAGAAGGTCAAGAAGATTGTGGCTACCAAAGAAAATATTGAGAAAGTGGGGCGTGTACGTCTCAATGTCTACAAGGGCAAAGATGGAACCAACAAACTTAAATTGAATGACATTCGTTGCGAAGACACCACCAAGAAGGGCTACACCACCAAACAACTTAGGGTGATTGCAGCGAGACGTGGCATCCCAGGTGCAGACAAGTTGAAGCGTGAAATTCTGTGCGAGAAACTTTTGGCTATTGCCAAGGCAAATAGGAATCGCGCACAGGCTCAAAAGATGGCAATGGCCCGTAGGATCATTCGCAAGCCAATTCGCCGTATCGCCACTAAGAAGCGAGCAGAAGAGGCTGCTGAACAGGCATTGCTAAACGCCGAGTTCGAAGCAGAGGTGGCTGCGGCATTCAATGATAACATTAGTTCCGTCGAGTCAAACCTTGGTCTGCGCCAGACACCTTCGCCCATGCCGACACCGACACCACCAAGGACACCCACGCCCAGACCTTCGCCATCTCCGGCACCCAGACCCAGGACTCCCACACCCAACTCGCCATCGATCGAACCCATGGAGTATAACGAAAATTGGTTCGAAAGGATGGAACGAAACAGTCCTCCACAAACCGCGCAGCAAAAGGGTGAGGCGCTATTGAACAACATGATTGGAAATACCACCAGTCCCACACTGAACGAAAACAACTATCAGAGGTATAAGGATATTCGTCGGACTGCCACAATTTCCCTAAATGAGGCACGAACGAACTACATGAATGCACGCAGAGAGTTTGGTATTAACGCTGAACCCACCAAAAGAGCCTATGCTCGTTTCCGTGCCATCAAAAATCTCGGTAGATAGTAAATGGACCCTCAGGCGGTTTACAACGGTTTCGCTTCGATGTTCCGAAACATGCTAATTTCTATGACAGCCTCGATTGCACTGATCGGGTTCTCAGAGAAGTTTGAACTCATGGCACCGGTGGTGCGAATGATTGGGTTCACGGGAATGATGACCGCGGCGTTCATCGGTTTCAAGACCTACCGTGATTTTTTGGACTACATTAATTCGATCGATGATGAAGTTCCCATGGCGAAGCGGTGGCGCTCATGGGCTTACACATCGTTGTTCTATTCGGTGCTCATCTTCACCCTCGCTGCAATTTACCTTTTCAGGAAAGTAATAATTTTTTAACTTCAGGACCTTCGGCGCCAGGTTTATTTGGAAAATTGATTACATACCCCTCTATGGCTTTGACACGTTCCATGTAGTGCATGGTTTGAATGACGTGTTCGGGTTTGATGGACGGGCATGCCTTCAATTCAATGACCCACTTGCCGTCGATGATGATATCGGCGCGAATAACACCCACGATGTTCTTCTTATAGTAGACCGGAATGTTGACTTCGTGACTGTAAGGCATCTCCTTTTCATCCAGTTCCACCATGAATGCACGCTGATAGACATTTTCCAGATGGCAAGGTCCAAGTTCACTAAAAATATTCTTGGCAATCTTTTTCAAAAACTTTTCCATTAAAGAAAAAGCGCACCTTATCATTAAATGCGTGTTACATTGAGACCACCCGTTGCCGTTAGACCCAAACGAATTCCACCAAGATCTGATTTATTTAGTGCGACCACATCAGCCGTTACAGCAGGTGTGACTATCTACTGCACTCTCAATTGGTGGCATTACAGGAAGATTCGCAAGGAACTTGAAAAGCGCTTGGATGATGACATTAAAGAAAAGAATCGTGATAAATAATAGTATGAGCTATGCACTCGGTGGTATATTATTGGGTCCATTTTATAAAGGACGTAGTTCGATTCAGGCAAAAAGTACGGTTAACGATGCCATAAGATATACATGGGTGGTTGGAAAGGTGCCAAATATTAATCAAGTCATCAATACGATACCAGAAGGTGTCAGGTATTCCATTCAAGATCATCGTCCAACCATTGCGCCTTATGACGGAGTTCACATCACCCTGAATTATCTGATCGAAGTTCAGATCCACACTCCCGAAAGTTTGGCCGTGAGACAAAATGAGATTCATCACAGGATATATAGGATGAAACGATACAACGATCATATCTCTATGAAATATGATGAAGTCATGGAAAATAGACAGTGGAAGATTCTAGAAGAATGTTACAAACTTCCAACGCCTATGAGTTTGTCACTTCCCATCGAGGGAAATGTAAATACTATGTGGGAAGATTTGTTAGACTCCATCGCCATCAAGTATAACCTTGAACTTCAAGAAGTTTAACCAAGACTCTAATTTCTTCCTCGAGGTCATCACTTATACGTTTACCGTCCTTTTCCACGCGAAACGTATCGAGTGCAAACCCATTTTGTGTCGTGATACTTGCCGAAATTACATTGATGCCCAGTGACACAAATATCATGCTTAGGTCGCTCATGAGATTTGGATAGTCGCGAAGTTTCACCCACACCCTCGTCTCCTTGTCCCTATAGTGACTGAAGTGAACATCAGATCCATCATTCGGATCAACTGGACATGAATCAAAATCAAATTCTTCCTCGACCATCGTTTTAACTCTGGAACATAGCGAAGTGCTAATAGGTTTTCCAGAGTAGGTAAGCATCATGTACTCGAGATCTTTTTCATTGTCCATGTTCCTCCATGCGTTAATCTGGAGACCTCTCAGTTTGTGACCGAACCCGACTTCCTTTGCAAATGGTTTGTTACATCCTGGTATGATGAGACGTGTTTTGTTTCCGTCACTGATGATTCTATAGGGTTGACTGCACTGCACAAGCATCTTTCTTAAAGAATTAATAATATCTTTAATTAGTAGATGAAACAACCAATACACAGGATACAGAAATTGGGAACATTTGGTGCAAAATTAAACTTGAAATTACTCAGATCGAGGAAGACTCCAGAAGACAACCGACGAATAGCCAGATGGGTGACCGGTGAGTTGGTGGATCTGGGACCAACCTTTGTGAAATTGGGGCAATTGATTAGCACGCGAAATGATATTTTGTCTGCCGAGGTGATCGAAGAGTTTTCAAGTCTACAGAACGAAGTCCCTCCTTTCCAAGATGTTTTGAGTGTGGTGGGTGAGGACTATGTAAAGGAAACCTTTGGATATTTCGATACCCGACCGATGGCGTCGGCTTCGTTGGGGCAGTGTCACCGGGCCATCGCCAAAGATGGGACCGAGGTGGTGGTCAAGGTGCAGCGACCGGGAATAGAGCAGGGAATCATTGATGACATTGACATCATAAAACAAATCTCAAAGATAGGTTATTTTTTCACCCGTGACTCGAACTACACAGAGTTTATGGACATATTGGACGAGTGGAAGCCCCTGATCCTGGAAGAGATTGACTATGAAAAGGAGGCACAGAGTATGATCGAGTTCAAAGAACTTTTCAAGAACAGCGATTGGGTCAAGGTTCCAGATGTGTTCCCCGAAATATCCTCGAAGCGGGTCTTGGTGATGGCTTACGAGCCTGGTGTAAAAATTGTAAATATTGAGGAGCTGAACAAGTTGAATGCCGACCTCGACCAGATTGCATTCTTCGTGGTTCGCAGTCAGTTCATGCAGGTGCTTGAAAATGGGTTGTTCCATGCGGACCCTCATCCCGGCAACCTGGCACTGAACCCACAGGGTCAAATTGTGTATTATGATTTCGGTCTGATGATGAAGATTGACCCTATGTACAAAGAAAACTTGTATCTACTCCTCGAAGCTGTATATAAAAAGGATCTCGACAAGATCTACACGATGATGATTGAGCTGAACATTATCATACCCACGGGCGATCGTGCCTCGGTGAAGTCATTCATCAAGTTGTTTCTGAATTATGTAGAGTCGGTAGATTTAGATAAATTAGATGTAGAAGAATTGAAGGCCATGGAGGAAGACAGACCGTTCCGTCTTTCGACCATGTGGGTTCTCTTAATCAAGTCCATCTATTCGGTGGAGGGCATTGCCAAAACTCTCTCTGAAGACATTGCCCTTTCGGATGTGCTTGAACCCTATGCCGAGCAGGTACTCGAGGAGAGTGGACTTCTCAATGTGGCATTTTCGGACATTCAACAAACCGCCATGAAAATACCAAGTTCCATACAATCTATCAAAAGCACCGTGGATGCACTGGAGGCGAGCAACATGCGCGTTAGACGGAGCATCACCGACAACGAAAAACTGCTGACGAAGAACCGGATTCTTCAACAGAGCATTTTGGTGTTGGTGGTTTCCACAATGTTCGTGGATCAAACTGTGACCTATGTATTTCAGACTGTCGCGTTCATTCTTTTTGTATACAGTCAGTTTTAGTTCTCCTCGTCCTCGCTGGAGTCCTTGATGAGCTTGGGGCGGGCAAACTTGTCCACCTTGGACTCGAAGAAGAAATCGAGAAAGTCCTTCTCCAGATCCTTGCGCTCGGCGTAGAGATCGGTGGAGCGCTCGAGTTCCTGCGTAATAAACTTGACCGCGTTGCGGCGTCCCTCGACCCGCCGATCCTTGCGGTTCTGAAGATAAGCCTTGCGCTTATCGGTGAGCTTTCGCATGCGTCCCTGCATCCCCTCTGGAATCTTAAAAGGTGTCGATGATTCGGCACAGATGGTAATCATTGTTATTGATAATGGAGATTTATTTCTTTAATATTTTTAGTAATCCATGTGTGATAGAACTCACTGGGTGATTCCGCCAGAAATGATACAGGTGGATGAAACCCAGGTACTAGGCAAGGGTAAGTACGGCAACGTCTATTTAGGTAATTGGTTAGGAACTCCAGTAGCAATCAAGCATTTTGAAGAGCATCTCCCCTCGGAGATCAAAAGGATAATACAACGTGAATTTAGCACCATGACACGAATTCACCACCCTCACGTGTGTCAGTTGTTGGGATACACAGAAGAACCTTTTCAGATTGTAATGGAATATTTTGTCAATGGAAATCTTCGCGAATACATTGACAGAAACCCCACGACCTTGGCTGAACGAGTTGGTTTCATGGTTGACATTCTTAGAGCACTTGTCTATTTGCACTCGCGCAAACCCGAACAGGTCATTCACAGAGATTTGAAACCTGAAAACCTTCTGGTGTCCAAGAGTGGAAAGGTAAAGATCGCCGACTTTGGTCTAAGTAAAATTTTGGTCAGTGACAATACATTCTATTCGGATGGATGGCGTGTTGGCACTGGAAAGTACATGGCACCCGAGATGCGCGACATAGAACCCTACAATGAAAAGATTGACATCTATTCACTTGGAATGATAACCAAGGAAATATTCAAAGACATAAACCCCCCTCCGGAGATTTGTGAAACAATAAGTCTCATGCTTGAAAACAACTATAAACGTAGGCCGTCTGCCGAGAAACTTTTAGAGTTCTTTTTAGCATATTATAAGAAAGTCCTTAACGAACGTCCCAAAACATCATGTTGTGGCATCTACAAGACTACCTTGTAGGTGCGTCTGGTGTCCTTGTCCTCCACGGACAAAATCTTGAACTTATCCGTCTTGACAAGTTTTACGCCCTTATTTGTCACGAAGGATTTCATGCGCTCGACCTCCTTGACGGGCATCTTTCTAGCATACTTTAACATCATGGTCTTGTTACCGATGACGAACGCAGTCTCCATTTATATTAAAAAATAAAATTATCAGGTAAGTAAAGGGATGAGAATTAGACCCAGAGCCTTTCAGGTGGATCCAGATCATGCCATGAGCACTTTGTCACTCGGCATATCTGTGTATCAGACCTATGAAAACCAGAGGACCCTAAAGTTACTGAAACGGATTCATAGGTATGGTTTTAGACAGGTGCTAAAACAGAGAAAACTTGTCACGCCTCCAACAACCCTGAAAACTCCTCCAAGGAATGGAAATAACGTTTAATGTCCTTTACGAATCGTTTATCTTTTCTTAGTTTTTCCTGATCTTCGTTGGTCCAGAGCCATGCGAGATTGGATTTTGAATATTTAGTATCACGCTGATTGGGCGTGGGTCTGCGCGGTCGAATGACCTCTTTTCTTTTCTTTTCGGGTTCGGGTTTTTGTTGACCGATGAATGCCAGTGCCTGCATCACCGTATCGGCAAGGTCGTCCTTCTTTTTATGGTTATTAAAGAAATCAAGCCAACTAGAATTAAGTGAATTCGTCGTGATCCACTCACGGGCACGTTCGATGGCGGTGTTCTTTCGTTTGATGTATTGCTTTCTTCCGGGTCCGACGACATCCGGTATTTTATATTTGGCGTCAAAAACAATTGTGTCCAAACCACGCCCACAGAAAAATCCATGAAGGTAATGTTCAATGGCTTTCATCTTTTTATTCCTGTCCGGTTGCCTCTCAATCACGACGGTCTTGGCTTCCCTTAGCCAGTCCCTTCTTTCTAAATGTTCTTTCAAAGCGGGCAAAAGTCCACCCTGCCTCTCTGAAGGAACACTTGCCACCTCCCACTGAAAAATGCGTTTTGTGTCGGCATCCAAAAAACACATCGCCAAATTTTTAATACCGACATCGATACTTATCAACATCTTATTAAAGAATAAACATAACTATTCTTTAATTAAATGGAATGACATGTTGTTGGTGGTGTTGCCATGGAATAGATTCACAGATCTTACACCTACCATACAAATACGACTATAAATTAGACCGATTTTCTATGATGGGTCAGTTCTGTTCATGGGAGTGTATGAAAGCATGGAACATGGATAGTAAGAATGTTCGTACACCCGAAATCAACCAGTTCATTACACTTTATAAAAAACGAATTTTAGGAAAAGTTACACCCACTCGCAGGGCTCCTTCACGATATTCACTAGAAATTTTTGGAGGTAATTTGTCTATAAAAGAATTTAGAAAAGGTTCAGAAAATACATGGGTTCAAATACCAAATAGCAATTATTATCCTTTGATTGTCAATAAATATAAAGAAATAACATCTAAAGAAAAGAGAAAGGAAAGTGTAATTATAACAGAAGAATCTAAAATTGATGATATAAATAATTCAGAATCAACGACAGACGACCTAAGATTGAAACGACCGATCCCACTCAAAAAAGCGAAAAACAATTTAGAAACACTTATGGGATTAAAGAAGAGAACCAAAGAATAATAAATGTGGTACGAACCAGAAGTAGAATATGACACACGAGTAGTTGACCTCACACAAATTATGATGACCCCGGCTATATTTCGCGCCGTGAAGAGGGCGGGTGGCAAGATAAAGGAGAAGGACTATGAAAAGGACCCTCATCCGGCACCCACCCCGCTGAAGGAAGACATCGCAAAGTTGGACTTTTTCGAGGGTTCGCCCGTAAAGGTCAAAGAGCATGGTGACTTTTATAGTATTATCGATGGTCGCCACCGGGTCGCGGCGATGTTGCTAAAAAACTTCAGGCAAATTTCAGTCGAGGTCATCTCAGATAATTAATGTCACATTATAGTAATATGTCTCTTGTCAATGCCGTGAACCGAGAAAATGTCAATGCCACCAGGAAACTCCTGAACAATGGAGCCAACGTCAATCAGAATAACGGAAATGGACGTTCACCTCTGATGCAGGCGTCCTTTATTGGTAATTCGGAATTGGTGAAATTGCTCTTGGCTAAGGGAGCCGATGTTAATAAGGCGGATTCGGATGGAAACACGGCTCTGCACTTTGCGACTGTGGAGAATTATTTGGGGATCACGAGATTGCTACTGGCCGCCCCAGGCATCCAAGTCAACAAGGTGAACAAGGACGGAGAGACGCCTCTGATCGTAGCGTCCCAAGCAGGTGACTATGAGATTGTGGAGGCGCTCCTGGCGAAGGGAGCCGATGTTAATAAGGCGGATAAGGAGGGACGGACGCCTCTGAACAGGGCGTCCAGCGAGGGTCACATGAAGGTGGTGAAGGTGCTGCTTGGCGCCCGGGGCATCGACGTCAATAAGGCGGATAAATATGGATTGACGGCTCTGCACAGGGCGTCCATGGAGGGTTTTTGGGTGGTCACGAGATTGCTACTGTCCGCGCCAGGCATCCAAGTCAACAAGGAGAATATAGCCGGATCGACGCCTCTGTACTTGGCGTCCTACTATGGTCGCACGAGGGTAGTGAAGGTGCTACTGACCGCCCGGGGCATCGACGTCAACAAGGCGACTGAGGAAGGAAACACGCCTCTGCATGCGGCTTCCGAGGAAGCTGAAACGGATATTGTGAAATTGCTCTTGGCGAAGGGAGCCGATGTAAACAAGGCGGACGAGCGCGGACGGACGCCTCTATATGTGGCTACGAGGTATGGTCGTGTGTCGGAAGTAAGAGAATTGTTAAAATCCAAGAAAGTCCAAGTGGACAAAGCTTCATCGTTGGGATGGACGCCTCTCATGATCGCATCCCAATTCGGCGCACCTATTTGCGCAAGGGAGTTATTGAAAGCAGGCGCCAACGTTAACAAGACGAAGCCGGACGGAGTTACAGCTCTTCACATTGCCGCATTCAATAATCAAGAGGACGTGGTAAAAGAGCTTTTGGCTGCGAAGAATATCGATCTTTTCAAGAAAAATGATGATGGTAACACAGCGTTGGATGATGCAAAGTCCGAAGCCGTTAAGAAACTACTGAGGAAAGCCATGGGTATTGCGACCCCGTGGCGAAATATGAACAACGAACAGAGACGGGGTATGAAGCCCATCCTTCTCAAGCGCATGATCGCCAAGGGTTTAAAAAATGGAAAAAACGCGACCTTCACCGAACCCATCATATATGCGAACTACAGTTACAGAACTTTGAAACCTGTGAACAATAAGAATAAAAATATTACATCTTTCGGTCTGGTGATCGATGACAAGAACAATGTCAAGGCGATCCTCGATTTGGAGGGGGCTAGGCGGGCTATGAGACTGGTGCGCGAGAGAGCGAATCGCGAAAATAAAACAGTGGAGCAACCTCTACCCGGTATCATATTTAAGAACTGGTCTCTCGTGAACTTCACTCCCGAAGAGTACTTTAACGCGATGAAAGATTTGATGAAGCTCAGTGCCGTCGCCAAAAGCGCAAGGACCCGTAAGAATCTTAAATCCGGCAGGATGAACCGGATTGAGGCAAATCAAAGAAAGACGGCTAGAATCGCCAGTCTTCGATCTACTATTCAAAAGTCAAAGAAGGAACTAAATAATTTAATGTAATTTCTTGTGTTTAGCGATGAAAGCCTTTTCCTCCTTGGTGAGGCTCTTATTTCTCATGGCAACCACTTGCTTGAACAGAGGGTTTCCACGGGGTTCATCCCACGTCCCGCGCATGGCATAGTACTCGGCGGTCTCTGGTGACTTCCACGCAGGGGTTCCGTCCTTTAACAGGATAGCCTTGTGTGACGTGGTGTAGCGATAGCGCTTCTTCTCGGCGTACTCGGGATCCACCCTTGACCACAGATCATAGTCTCCGTATCCTGCCTGTCCGAAGTAGATGGTCTCGCCCTTGGGTGACTTGGCCATGAACTTCTTGACGGGGTAACTGCTTCGTTCGACCTTCGCCATATATAATTTCCCAGGATAATAATAAGAATGAATCTTTACTTCATCGCATTTTTGGCCGTCCTGGTGTTCCTCATCAGCTACAAGCCTGGTTCAGGAACGCTTCAGAAGTGGTTCGGTGTCAAGGAGGGGATGCACCACGAGATGATGGAGGCACCCGAGGTTATGGCGCCTCCCTACAAGGTCACGAGCCGTGATGAGATTAACGCGCGAGAACTGGATAATATTTTTGGTATTCAACGATAAATGCTTAACTCATTCATGAACAAAGAGATGATCCTCATGGCGCTCGTGGCTTTCCTCATTGGTTTCAGTTTCTATCTCTATACAGAGACCAAGTGGTTGAAGACATCTCTGTATGCCCTTGAAGACGGTCTCAAATATGTCCCCGAGCCCGAAGAGCCTAATAAAGAAGAGGAGACAGAAGAAGTAAATGGATCAGCAGACGCATAAAGCGATCACTGTCCTAGTTGTACCTGACGAAAAAGAACCAACACGTTACTTAACTGTATGTGATAAACGTTGGGATGATTGGACATTTGTGACAGGTGGATGTAGAAAGCGCGAGGTAGGATGGCCAATACGCACGGCGCTAAGGGAACTTGAAGAAGAAAGTCGTGGCGTCATAGCCATCTCGGAGGGATACTACAGATATTTTTATTTCGAAGATGCCGAGAATGAAGGAATCATATATCATGTTTTTGTGATTGAAACCTACATTCCCAGGGAAACACAATTGAACATGATTGAACGATTTAACCGTGAAAAGGAAATAACCGAAGAGCGAAAGAAAAATAGACAATCTATCAGAAGAACCTACGATGAAAATAAGTACATGTCATTTGATACGATGCAAGAATTTCAAAGAAAAGCAAAGTGGCCACTGATCGAAAACCAAGTGCTAGCCAATGATGACTTTCACCGTGCGCTGAATCCCTCGTTTCCAAAAATCCCATTTAATATAAGGAGAAACAGATGCGAAAATCAAAACAGGAACGTATCACAGAACTCAGGAACCTCTTAGGTCTTGATCCCGAAGATATTGAATCCGAGGAAGCCCAGCGCATCCAGGAACTCACCGAGGAAGAAGTGGTTGGTGAGATCTATCTTTTGAAAAAGTATGGACCCAAGAAAGAAGAAAATGACGATGAAATGACACTTTACTGCAACCTCATGTAGGCTTAAAAACAAAAAACCATAGTATCCAGAAGACTTCCATGAGTTTCAAAGACGAATGTGAGCGACTTGGTTGGTGGTTCCGAACCAAACCTCAAGGAACCACGATTACTCACACACTGATGAATGGATCGGGCGTACTTATCGTTCCCCTTCAGCAGCGTGAGAGATTTTATGAGATGTGCATGAGATGTCTGTCCAATCGTGAAAAGTTGTTCATGGTGGAGCAGACTAAGAGTTCAGACAGGTTCAGGATGTTTTTGGACATCGACTATGTGACTACCGGAGAGCAGGGTGCCGTCACAGATGAAACCATAAAGCGTTGGGCAATTCAACTTCACACGGCGTTTCCTTCACTTGGACCCGTTCTTGTCTCCACTTGTACTCGCGCTCAGGGAGACGATTTTAAGAATGGCGTTCACCTCTCGTGGCCTCAGGTGACGGTGACAACTTCGTCTGCATTGAACATTCTGAATCGTATCACGGCTACCCTTGTCGATTACGATCCAGATGTTCCATGGTCAACAGTCCTGGACAAGTCAGTGTTCAAGACGGGTTTGAGAACCATCTGGTCCTACAAAATGAAGCGAGAAACCAAGGAACTTGTCGTGCCCTATGTACCGAGGTTTGAAATTGGAAAGGATGGCGTCACTGAAATATCTCAGTCCAAACCGTCGGCAAGCATGTTCGAACGTTTTTCCATTCTTCCCCATGGAAATGAACTTGATCACTTTGGAGGGAACGAGACCATCATTTCGGGAACCAGCGCGAATGACGAATTGCTCAAGTGGATCCAGGAAGTGTATCCTCAACACAATGTGAAGCGAATTGACAAAATCATTCCAAAAAAGACTCACTGGGTCATCGCAACTCAGAGCAAGTACTGTGAATTTATCGAGCGAGAGCACAAGGGGAACCATGGGTGGTTTTTGGTCGACAAGGAATCGAAGACCGTTCTGTTCAAGTGCCACGACGAAGATCACAAATGTCGGAGTGGTCGCAAGTACATGGTTCACCCCAAGATAATAAAATATCTGCAAAAATTAAACAAGGTATGATTACCATTTTGCTGATTATAGGTTTCGCCATCATATTCATATTAGGGAGACGTTCGGGATACGGAAAGCCGGTAAATCCTGATTTATGGAAACCGGTTGACGACATGCTTCCAAACCTTTCAAGATTTCGTGATTTGGATCCAGTCACGTATGTACGGTTCGAGAAGGAACTGGAATCTGCAAAGAAAGAGATGATTAGCCCAGATGTAACCGTTCTCAAGGGCGTCAGTTTGGAAAGAAGTGGTAGATACCTCAGGCGTGCCGTGGACGAATTCTCATCTTTGGCCGGTTCCCTTCCATCGGGTGATTCTGTCTACCACGATGAAATAGCAGAATTGGCAGCAACACTTGCGATTACAGGCGAACGAGTTCTAATGGATGCCGCCGAAGAAACGAAACAGCCATTTACTCCACGTCTTCTAAATGCGCTTATTGATTGAAAAAACATTCCCATTGCTTAATAATGGAAACGAGAACTCGTTCCGGACGCGTGGTTAAGAAACCTGAATTTTTCACACCAGATGAAGTCGTTGAAGATGATTTTGATGAGTCTGAATACGATTCGGATGATGAGTGTTCCGACGTAGAGTCTATTCGTACAGAAGATGAAAGTGACTACGATGGCATCGACGATGAAGATGATGATCTCGATGGATTCATTGTACCAGATGAAGATGAGGACGAGGATGAGGAATAAGTGCGCTCATCCAAACTATTAAAAACATACATTCATATTAAATCCTTCCCAATGGAAGTAGCGGTTGACAGTAATATACCACAGGGATTTGATATGGATGATGGAGGTGCTGCCCCCATTTATAGACCTGATATTCAAGTCGAGCAAGAACCAGATCAGCAAGAGGATGAACAGGTTCAGCCCATTTATTACGAAATTCCTATGCCGAAACAACAAGAACAGCACCACCAGGAGATTTATCACCACCCACCTCCTCCACAACAGGATACTATATTCAGTGGAATAAGTCCTCTCGTGTGGATGGTGATCATCTTTGTTGCATTCATTCTTGGTTTCTTTATGGGAATGGGTGCAGGTGGAAGGAACAACGGACCTGGTCAGGCTGCTCCAATTATCCTGACTTCAGGAAGGGGCGTCTAAAAATCTGAGTAATTAGTAGAAGATGGACAGATACACTACCATCGCATCAATTGCATTCGGAATGCTCGCCACATGGATAATTTTGGACCAAAGGGAATCTTACATTCCCCTCCAGACAGATCCAGGTGACGATCCTTCAAAGTATTATGCCTCGCCCATGGAGGTCTTGGGTGATACACTGTATGTAACGAATCCGGAATCGTTATATGCAGGGTTCAGTTTGGAACCTGGTAAGACGGTTCAGCAAATCCCCATTGGACCGGTGGTGGATCGCCTCGGAAATGTCAAGGAGATTCCAGGGCTACCGGCCAGAGATATCCTTTATCCTATCAGGGAAGATGCCGACTTGGAAATTGAAATGCTTCCCGTGCCAGGTTCCGGTTCAGGCGAAGTTGAAGTGTTTCCCACTGCTTAACCACTGAACATCTGCTCAGGGTCCATCTTCTCCTTACCCTTTGAGGAACCCGAGCCGGAAGCCTCCTCGGTGATCTCCTCGATCGCTGGAAGGTTCTTCTTGCGCTCCTCCTCGCGCTCCTTGATGAGCTTGGCGACCTCTTCATCTGCCATCTTGACAAGTTCCTCCATACTCTTGTCAGGGTACTCCTCCTTGAACTTATCCACCAATTCGGATGGATGAGGGATAGGAGCCTCGTCTGGCTTGTTGTAGAACTTGGAGTTCTCGTCGCCGGCCTCTAAGAAAGGCATCTTTGAACCTGAAGGCGTGGCAGCCATGTCCTCCTTGCGCTTCTCGAACATCTGCGCGGCATGCTTCTGGTTCTCCTTGTAGCCATCCATGATCGCCTGAAGACGCTCGTCGGTATACTTGACATTGTCCATCTCTGACACCGGGGGAGGCGGAAGAAGAAGCCACTCATACATGTTCACCACGTAGATGTCCACGGACGAATCCAGTCCCTGAAGATCCTTGGCATGTTCCTCAGCCTCGCCCTTGGTTCCGAAAGCACCGCGAATCTTGATCATGAACTCGGTGTGCTTGGCGCCCTCGGCAGGACGAACCCAACCACCATCAAGGTTTCCAACAAATGAAAGGCATGCCCATGACACACCAGGAACGACGAGTTTATCTTTTGCAAGACGAGACATTGTACTATAGTATATAATTTCTTCTTTAATTGTAAGATGTCACAGAAGATACTAATTTATGTGACCATGTGGTTACTCCTTTTGTCATTCATCAGAATCACCCGTGAGCCCAAGAGTTTGGTGACTTTGCGCAAACGGTACACGAAACTTCGCGAGGAGATTTCAAAACTTCCAGAGGGGCATAAGTTTCGCAAGTTGGAAGAACCTATTCTACTGGTAGGCTACCACGGAATGCAGGGAGGGTTATTGGGTTTCAACACAAACAAGGGTTCCGAGATTGGTCTTTGCGTCGACGGGTGCCCCAACGAACTGATGCACGTCCTTCTGCACGAACTTGCCCACGCGACCGTCAAGGAGTATGATCACAGTCCGGAATTCTGGGCGAACCTGGACGAACTCAAGGAATTTGCTGAGGGAAAGAAACTTTACAAGACCATCGAAGACCCCAAGGGATTTTGTGGTGCCCGCATCCATGATTAATTTTGTAACTCAATAGTAATATGGCTGACGCTACTGGTGTGGTGCCTGCGCTCAATCCCGCCGAGGCTGTTTACTTTATCAGTCTGTATTTTTACAACTACTTTGTTCTTCAGTTGGTGAGCAAAATTATGAGACTCATGAACAAAACGGAACCAGAGGAAGGTTCGGACGAAGAGAGGACCGCGACATTCAAGGAGTTCTTCACGCTCTTGTTCTACATCCTCTCGGTGATTTCGCTCCTGTTCATCACCCTTCAGGCCAAGGGGTCCAGTCGCCCGGCGACTTTCTCCGGCTTGGTGATTGCCCTCGCCGCGGTGCCAAGTTCACTGGGTCAGTTTGATCTCTTCAAGGATCCTTACGCCAAGTACCTGGTGCCTCTCGGAGTCACTCTGGTAACTAATTATTATATCGGGTAATAGCAGAATGGCGGAACCCTACATTCCTACCATAAAGGATTTTGACTTTTTCTTCAAGTTTCTGTTTGCCTACTTCTTTCTCCAGGTGTGGGCACTCTTGACCGGTCAGGATGTAAATCGCACGGAAAATCTCAAGGCAAAGAAAGCAAAGAAAGCAAAGAAAGCAAGGAAAGCAAGGAAAGAAGAATTTGAAGTCGAGGAAGACGAAACACAAACATTTGATTTTGTTGGTAGCGCTAAAGCAGCTCAACAAGCAGTCCAAAAAGCAGTCAAAAAAATAGCCAAAAAAAGCGAAGCAGAAAGGCTCGCCGAGCAACGCAAGTATCTTTTTCAGTTCATTTTCCTTTCGACATCCATGATCATCTTTGCATACGTGATGATTGGGTTCTTGGACGTCCCGGCGAGGGAAGTTGGAAACATCGGCATTTTTGTATTCTTGACTGCTTCACTTTTGAAATATCTTTTTGATTTCACTGTGACAGACAGCCAGGTTCGCATGATCATTCTTTCTGGTTTGGCACTTTACGTGGACTCGCTTCGTGAAACGGCCGGACGCATCGCCTCCCAATTTTAAAATCCATAATAATAGTAATAATGGATGTATCAAGTCCAGGGTACATGTTTGGTTCTTGGGTCCTGTGGTCGGCCCTGATCCTACCTACCATGTATCTTAATGTCAACAGTGACCCAAAGGAAGCCAAGTCACCAAATTGGGCGAGGGCACTTTTATTATTTCTCCAGGTGTTCCTCGCCGGAGGTGCCTTCGCCGCTGCACCGGCCGCCAGAGCATTGTTGATGAATCCCATCCCTCCGATCGTCATGATTTCTATGTACTACCTCTTGCGATATGTTCAGAAGGAAGAGGAATTTGATAAGAATCGCCTTATTCAGTGGGTGGGTGGCGCTTCACTTCTGGCCGTTGTGGTGATTCCCCAGTTAATCACGGCCGTTAAGAGGGGCAACTTTGTCGGCGGTGAGTTCGCAGGTCTTCAGCCGGGTACCACCAACTATACCATTGCGTCGACACTTCTCTGGTTTGTTCTTCTCCTACCAAATATTTGGTTTTTTGTCGAACGTCAAACGGTAGAACTTACCACGAGCACCGATTCTGAAGATGACGGAAAACCAAAAACATTTGCCCAAACACCCGAGTTCTTTCGTCTGGTGATTATTGCCATTCAATTGATTATCGTGGTGACCGCGACTACCAGTCCGTATACTCAGGGACTGATTCGCAACCCTATCCCTCCGCTAATTGTGTTCTTAGTCTATTTCTTCACGAGATATATCAAGGTTATCCAAGAAAAGAGGGTACAGAACACCGGTATCATTTCACTGGTGCTTATTATGGCTTTCCAGCTAATTCAGGATGCTCTTCCTTCGCTTCTCAGCGTCAAGGGCGTCACACTGACCACGGGGACATCATTCTACAATAATCTCAGTTACCTCGCATGGTCGGTGATCATTCTCCCGAGCCTATACTTCTTCCTCCGTGGACGGAACGAAGTGGTCAGTGAAAATAAAGTAAAACAACTCCCCTACAACACAACCATGGAGGGGTTCGAAAATCTCAAAGACTGGCAAAAAGATTTCATTCCACTGGTTCAGTTGCTGGTTCTGTATGCACTTGCCGGTGGTATCCAATCATTCCGTGGTCTTTTCATGAACCCAGTACCTCCCTTGGCCATGATGGGTCTGCTCGCGTTCACCATGTTCGTGCAGGCCAACAACCCCAAAGCAGACTATCCAGACAACGAGGGTCTCGCGGCCATCATTGCCGCCTTCGGTTTCGGTGCCAACTTCACCTTGGCCGACCCCGTACTCAAGATGATCTTCAAGAACAATGGAGGTGCACCGCCCATGGAGCCAGAGCCCATGACCTTTAATGTTCCTGTGCCGGAGCCCGTGTCGGAGCCCGTCCCGGAACCGGTGTTTGAACCCGAAGTCCAGACAAATAAAATCACAAACACTAATAGTAATGGCAGACAATAAGTCAAAGGATGGTCGTGTGACGGCTTTCACACTTCTGTTTGCATTTGCGGTGGTTCTCGCTGCCTACCTCTCAGCTCCCGAGAATAACTTTTGGATGGCCCCCGGTGCCATCATGTACATGGTGCTGCTCATGGCGATCGCCATCCCTCGGTGGTGGGTCCTCGGCGACGACACGAATCTCGTCAAAAATCTGAGCGTAATCATCGCACTTCTGATTGTCCCCTCGGTCCTCGCGCCGGTCTTCGGCATCCAGACCAGCACCAACGTCTACAACTACTGGCGTTCCATCATGCTCCCCCTCTACGTTGGCTACGCGTTCCAGAAGCGCGACATGCCCGGGACCGGGATCCTGGTCACCTTCTCGACCCCTCTGGTTCTCATGCTCTCCATGATTTTCAGTATCAATCCTCTACCAAATGTTAAAATCCCCGGGACCAATGTCACAAACGAGTGAAATTTTCATTCAGGCTCTTAAAGAATAGAAACGCAAGGTAGGTACCTTACTAATGACGGTTTATACCAAAAAGACCCTTCATCAACACATTCTTGATCGACCCGACAGTTACGTGGGTCAGGTCAAGCCCGAAGACAGGGATGTGTGGGTGCCACAGGGTGACAAGTTCGTCAAGCGTACTGTACGTGTCTCTCCGGCGCTGACCAAGGTTTTTGATGAAATCTTGGTGAATGCTTTGGATCAGAGTTCTCTGAATCCATCCGTTACGAAGATATCCATCGACGTGGATGAATCGGGTAGAATCACCATCGCCAACAACGGCATATCCATCCCTGTGGTGATCCACGAACAGACACAGGTCTGGACACCCGAACTTATCTTCGGTCACTTGTTGACATCATCCAACTATGATGATTCCGAGGAGAGAACCACCGGTGGGCGTAACGGCTATGGTGCCAAACTGACCAACATCTACTCCAAGGAGTTCGAGATAAAGGTGGATGACCCAGATACCAAAAAGTCCTATCATCAAGTCTGGAAGGACAACATGCGCGTCTGTGCCGAACCCAAAATCAAGTCCTTCGCGGGAAAGACAGCCAAGGTGCAGGTCAGTTGGGTGCCGGACTGGGAACGTTTCGGTCTGAAGGGAATCACCAAGGACGTCAAAGACATGTTCATGAAGAGGGCTCTGGATGCAGCAGCGTGGGTGCCAACCAAGTGCAAGGTTCACTACAATGGTGAGATGCTGGCCATCAAGCACCTCCAGGATTACACTTCACGCTTCACCGACCAACCCTTGGCGCAACTCAAGCAAGACCGGTGGGAGGTGCTGGTATGCTCATCGGCCGGTGCGGGATTTAAGCAAATCTCATTCGTCAACGGCATCTGCACCGAGAAGGGTGGAACCCACGTCGACCACGTAGTCAATCAGATTACTTCGGACTTAGCCAAAAAGACCAAACTAAGACCTTCGCAGATCAAGCAATGTATGTTGGTGGTAGTCAAGGCAGTTCTGGTCAACCCTTCATTCTCCAGTCAGTCCAAGCACGAGTGCATGTCCCGGGTGCAGGACTTTGGTTCCAAGTTTGAACCCACACCTGCCTTTTTGAAGCAGGTCAAGGGCGTTCTGGAACAGGAACTTTTGGCGCAGACCAAGGCTTCCGAGGTTCGTGACCTCAAAAAGACCGACGGCGCCAAGAAGAGCAGGATTTCGGGCATCCCCAAGTTGGATGACGCCAACTGGGCAGGGACAACCAAGTCTAAGATGTGCACCCTGATCATCACCGAGGGAGATTCGGCCAAGGCTTTGGCTATCAGCGGATTGTCTGTGGTCGGCAGGGATCAATATGGCGTCTTTCCACTCAAGGGCAAACCAAGGAACGTTCGGGACTTGGGCTCAAAGGCACTGACTGCCAACCAGGAGTTTTCGGATTTGAAGAAGATCCTGGGTCTTCAGCAAGGCAAGAAGTACTCGGATCTCAGTGACCTTCGCTACGGAAGGCTGATGATCATGACCGATGCCGACGTGGATGGTTCACACATCAAGGGTCTGGTCTTGAATATGTTTGACTGCTACTGGCCCGAGTTGATCACCATGGGATTCGTGGTGAGCATGATCACTCCGGTGATCCGAGTGAAAGGAGGACGGATCAATGAATCCTTCTACTCGGAGAGGGACTTTGTGAACTGGCTCGAACAGACTCATCAGGGAAGGGTGCCACGTGGAGTCACCATCAAATACTACAAGGGTCTGGGTACCTCGACCTCTGCGGAAGCCAAGGAGTACTTCAGGGATCTTGGACGTTTGACGGTTGGGTTCGTGGCTGACCATGAAAGTCAGAAGTCGGTCGGACTGGCATTTGACAAATCGTTGTCAGATGATCGGAAGCGCTGGCTCGCCGAACCGTTTCGCGGCGATCCCCTTCCTTACGGAAAGGTGACATCGGTGACCGTTTCAGATTTCATTCACAAGGACTTGATTCAGTTCAGTCACGCGGACATTCGCAGGTCCATTCCAGATGTTCGGGACGGACTGAAACCTTCACAGCGCAAGGTGATTTACGGGTGCATAAAGCGCAATCTGACGTCCGAGGTCAAGGTGGCTCAGTTGTCTGGTTACATTTCGGAGCATACTGCCTATCACCATGGTGAGATGAGTCTTCAGGGAACCATCGTGGGGTTGGCGCAGGACTTTGTGGGGTCGAACAACATGAATCTGTTGGAGCCGTGTGGTCAGTTTGGAACAAGGTTGGCGGGTGGCTCAGATCACGCAAGCGCCAGGTACATTTTCACACGACTGTCCGGTCACGCCAAGGTTTTTGATGAAAGGGATAATGCCTGTCTGACCTACCTAAAGGATGATGGAAAGCCTATCGAACCGGAATACTACCTTCCCACAATGCCGATGATCCTGGTGAATGGCGCCGAAGGGATCGGGACGGGGTTCAGTTGTAAAGTGCCTCCACACAATCCAATGGACGTCAAGGAAAATCTGAAACGGTTCATTCGCGGTGAGGCACTGAAGCCGATGAAGCCTTGGTTCCGTGGATTCAAGGGAACCGTTGCGGCATCGGACGAGGGCATCTGGACGCTCAAGGGTGTGTGGCAGGCAAGTGGGGACAAGGTCGAGGTCACCGAACTCCCGCCAGGCACGTGGACTCAGACCTACAAGGAGTTTCTGGAAGGGCTTGTTGAGAAGAATGTCATCAAAAACTACAGCAATCACAGCACGGAGGAGAATGTCCGTTTTGTGATCACCGGCTATAAGGGGTCGGCACCGGAGAAGGATCTCAAATTGACTTCGACGATCCGAAGCACCAACATGTATCTGCACGGACCCAATGGGATTGAAAAGTTCGATACGCCCTTGGACATCCTCAGGACCTACGCAACCGAACGGATGGCACTCTACGACAAGCGCAAGAAGTATCTGGTGGCCACGTTGGCGAAGCGTTCCGGGATGGCGATGGACCGCGCCAACTTTGTCAAGGGCATCCTCGATGGATCCCTCAGGGTCATGGGACTGAAGAAGGCGGACGCCGAGGAGAACATGCTCAAAAAGTTCAAAAAGGTCGATGGAAGTTTCGAGCATCTCTGGGGACTAAAGACTTCGCGTTACACCCAGGAGGCGGTTCAGGAACTCATGCAAGAAGCCAGGACGCTATTGGATGAGTTGAAGCGGATTCAGGGGATGACCACCAAGGACATGTGGATCGAGGACCTAAACCACTGAGGCAACCGAGGCTGGGGTCGGCGGGACCGGTCTCTCACTTCGACTTGCTTGTGGCAGACTTCTCCACCTATTGGTGGCTTTGTTCAGTAGGTTGGTCCACCGGGTCGTGTGTTCTTCTATACTAGCGTTATCTGCACGTTCAGAGCTTGAATATATTTTGAATTTTCCATTTGCCATTTCAGGTCTAGTCAACTTATTCTCCGGATCTTCTTCGTCCATCATTTTCTTGTATTCTTTGATTATGTCATTCGGAACTTCGGGTGCATGGTCAATGATTTTGTCGTAGTCTTCGCGGACCTTGTGGCAGTATTCCACGGCATTCATTCGGTCTTCGGGTTCAAGGGAGAGTTCCAGTGAGATGTCACGAGCCAGGCGACTGAACAACTTGGACGTCTGCATGTTGGATTCGTACTGCTCGCCGCACCTCAGGAACTTGTGAACGCTGGCAATTCCAGCGGCCGAGAGATTTAGAAAACTGAATACATACAAAAGAATTTGTGAATTTTCATCTTCCGAGGAAGCCACCAGAGTTCCCAGCCCCGCCAGGGTGGTCATGGCAATGTTGATGATAGAAAAATTAGTATGAGCCGTGCTGTGGCGTACCGCACATCTGTGATGGATCCAGCGGTATCCCAGAGCCTTTTCGCCCCAAGATTTGATGAGTTTCTCCTGCTTCGGGTGCCAACTCATGGCATTCTCGATGCGCTTTTGTTTGTCCACCAGGAACTTGGCTTCGAGGTGTTCTATGTGACCTTCATCTTCTGCGTCTGATGCCATCTACTTAAACATTATATTTTAATAAATAGAAATGAAGTTCTCTACCAAGATCGTTACTTTGGAAGACGGGGTCAAGGAGGTTGCCGTTCGTGCAGACGACGGAAAACCTTTGTTGGTTACACTCAAGGGAGCCCAGGTGGTCTCCGTGGACGATGAACTTCTTCTCAAGATTGATGACGAGGCCGTGGCACAGTGTGAGGATGATGTTCTGGCAAAGGCTAAGGAGTCTAAGGTGGCTTGGTTCGGTAAGGAGATCGCAGACTCTCGACTTGAAAGCGCATTTACTTCTTCTTTTTCTCTTGACGAGAATATCTTGAGCGTGCACAAGGCTGAAACGGTCAGGCTGTATGACGCCAAGCGGGCGTTGCTCGAGGACAAGGAACTTGCCAAGGACGACGTGGTAGACGTTGTGGTCCAACTTCGGTCGGTGCAGTTTCTCCAGAAAAGTTTTGAGACCGAATGGGTGCTTCATCAGGCCAAGTTTAAGGCCGAGCCCAAGCCGAAGAAGGCGGTCGTGGATTTTTCGGATTGTCTTTTTGAGGAAGATCCAGAGGAAGAGGAAGAGGAGGAATTTTTTTAGTAAGTAATGTTAAACGATATGAAGGTTAAGATGATGAAGACCGAGACCATGTTGCTTTTGGCTCTGCTCGTTGCTGTGGGTTATTTTATGTGGGCGAACAACGGCGCTATCCGCCGTGCCCTCGGGATGAAGGAGGGGATGATGTACAAGTCCTACTACGAGGGTGCCAACGTGGTTGACTCCATGCCCGCTCCGGTGAATGGCGAGTCTCTGTCCGTGCCCGCGGCGGCTGCCAACGGGATGGGGGTTGCCTCCAGCCTGCTTCCCCGCGACGTGGCGGCTCAGGAGGACTTCGGTGACTTTGCTCCCGATGACATCCTCAAGGGTCAGAACTACCTGAACCCCCGTGCCCTCATCGGCTACCCCGAGACCGTCGGCGGTGCTCTCCGGAATGCCAACCAGCAGATCCGGTCGGAGCCCCCGAACCCGCGCGAGGCCGTCACGATCTTCAACACGTCCACGATCGTCCCGGATCAGATGCGCCCCGCTTTCGAGCTTGGTCAGGGTACCGCTTAGATTGATCTAGATTAATAGATAATTGTAAACATTCAGGGAAACAACTCTGACTGTTTGTGAATTAAAGAAATTACACCACTGGTTAACAAAACGATGTCTGACGGAATGCCGATTAGCGATCAGTTCAAGGAGGCGATTGCCGAACTCGAAGGGATCAAGACGCAACTCAATGAGGCTCAAAAGGCTATCAAGGTACTAAAGGACCGCGAGTCCAGCCTGAAGACCTTCATTGGTGGATACATGAAGGCTCAGAAGATCGATGACGTCCAGACGCGTGGCGGAACCAAGGTCACCCAGAAGACGTCGGTTAAGAAGCCCGTAATCACTAAGAAAATCCTAATGGATGAACTACCAAATTACATTGAGGGAGGTCAAGAGCGTCTAAATCAGATCATAAAGGAGATTGAGGATAAGTTAGAGCCCAAGGAGACATCAAGCCTTCAACTCAAGTTAAAGAAGAAAACTGAAGAGTAAATAGTAACCAAAGATGGTGGGATCTAATCTTCTTGACTATACTCCAATTGCTTCCGAGCCTCAGGTGATTGAGGATTATGACTATGAGGAGGAGGAAGGTTTTGTGGATCCAAATGAATACGAGTATGAAGATTGGATAGCCTATTACAGTGATGAATTGTGGAATAACTGGGAGTTATACAGACAACAATGTTATGATAATATGATTCCAGAGAAACTCACGTTTTCTGAGTTTTGTAAAAATGAGTACTATAGTTAGATTAAATGTTGGCAATCAGTAGATATGAGCCGATTACCAGACGTAACAAGTACAAAGGTCATTGTTCCAACCGTTCTTTTCGCCTTCCTAGCACCCGCCGTGACGGGTATGGGAGACTTAACAGATCGACTGGGAATGACCTCTGTGTTCGGTATCCTGTATATAATCATTCTTCGTGGGGTGATGAAATTCGTGGTTCGGCCAAGCGAGGTCTATCTCGCATCAGGAATGTACTTTCTTCTGAGCGGGATGACCACGAATCAAGATCTGATCGTAAGAAACACTTTTCTCTATTGGATCTTATTCGCGGTTATTCGCTCACAAAGTCCTCTCGAGTTCTAAAAAGGATGAAGTATCTCGTCGTGGGTCCTGGTGCCATGGGATTCTATGCCATCCTAGGGACAGTTTATGCACTTCACAATTACGATAAAACCAAAGATCTTGAAGCCGTCGCTGGATCATCTGCAGGATCCATCGTGGCATTTGGATGTCTGGTAGCCAAGTGGGACATCGTCAGACTTTTTAGAATCATCCGAGAGGCTGCCGATGTCAATTCGCTTATGCGACTAAACTTAAAGTCTCTTTTGAACAACTATGGTTTGGTACCGGCAACCAGGTGGAAGGAGGTATTTACAAAAATATGTATGGAATTGTCTGGAAAGGAAGATTTCACATTTCAGGAACTCAAAGAATGGACCGGACTGGATTTTTATGTGTCGGCATACAATATTACGTTGCAGAAGAGTTGTTACTTTTCACATCACACCCATCCTGACATGTCAGTCTCCCACGCGGTCTGCATGAGCATCAGCATTCCATTCTTATTCGAGTCCGTGGTCTACCAAGGGCATCGATATGTGGATCTGGCAGCGTTTGAAACATGTCCACTGACGCCTTTCATGGGCAAGGACATGGAGGAACTTGTCTCAATCGAACTGGATCCTGAACCTTCGATGGAGAAGCCACCCCACATAGGGTCGTTTGTTGATTTCATACAACACTTTATCACTTCGATTATGAGAAATAGAGTGGTCTATGAAAAGCCTACCATCTACATTAAGATGAAAGAAGGCGAGGCATTTAATTTTTCTATGGACGATGACAAGAAAACAGAACTATTCTATCATGGTTATCTCACCGGAAAGCGGTTTCTCAAGATAGAGCACGAAGAATGTCCCTCAGAACCAGAGCAGCAACACCTGCCATGAAGAGGACCACCATGTAACCCAACTCCGAATCCATCACACCCTCGACCTCATAGAACTCCACCCTGTCAGTGGGAAAAATTCTATCAGCAGCCTTCTCGGGAGCCGGCGGTGCTTTGACCGTTTCCCGAGGAAGCCCACCGTAGGCATCCTCAATGGAACAATAGCCTACCATTATTTAGTATCAACTAGGAAATTATTTACAATTCAAGTGTCGTCTTGCCCTTCTTGCCACGCTTCTTCTTGGGTGCAGAAACTTCCACGTCCTTGACAGACTCGCCATTCACGCTCACGATGTCCGAGATGTCATCCTCAATGTTACCGTCGCTTGGAGGTGCCGCCGGCGTGCGAACTTCCTCCACATCACGGGTCGTTGTGGACTGGGGAGTCATGAAATTAGACATCAGCGACGAGAGATCCATGCTTGGACCCTGGACCTCCCTTCGAGGAATCGGTGGCGCTGGTCGAGGATCCACATTCCTCGCTTGGGCGCTCTTGGCAGTGTTCGCCACGGCAGACATCATGCTCTTGATGAGATCGGGATTTTGCTTGATGACATCATTCATCTGAGGCATCGCAGACTTGAACATCGAGTGGGTCAGATGGAACATCGTGGCGGAACCACCGAGC